TCAGAGATTACTGATGAAATATATTTCATGGATAATATTAATGAACATGAGGCACCGTGGAGACCAAAAGAAAAATATAAAATGATAAAAACACTAGAACCAAAATATAATAGATTAGTTTTATTTGATGGAGATGAATTTCCTCATGGAATGAATATTGTAAATGATATGTATTTTTCAAATGAATATAGAAATAATCAAGTATTTTTCTTTGAAGGTGCTTGACGAATTGAAATAAAAATAGTATAATAAAAATAAAATGGATTGTTGGCACTGTGGCACTGAACTCATCTGGGGTGGAGACCACGATTTAGAAGAAGAGTTTTATGGCGAAGACCATGCATATGACTTCGTAACTAATTTATCTTGTCCCAAGTGTCAAGCCTATGTTGAAGTACATCATCGTAAAGAGGGTAAAGAATGGATTTCTTGAAAGAAATTGTAAAAGAGATTGGTGACGATTTTACCAAAGTAGCACAAGATATAGATGAAACAGAAAGATTCATTGATACAGGAAGTCATATCTTTAATTCGCTTGTTAGCGGTTCCATTTATGGTGGTGTTTCTAGTAATAAGATTACTGCCATCGCTGGTGAAAGCTCTACTGGAAAGACTTATTTTTCCTTGGCTGTTGTCAAAAACTTTTTGGATAATAACCCTGATGGCTACTGCCTTTATTTTGACACCGAGGCTGCTGTCAACAAAGGACTACTTGAGTCTCGTGGGGTTGACCTAACACGGTTAGTTGTTGTTAATGTTGTAACAATTGAAGAGTTTCGTGGTAAGGCACTTAAGGCAGTAGATATATACTCTAAGACAGAGGAAGAGAATCGCAAACCTTGTATGTTTGTGTTAGACTCTCTAGGTATGCTTTCAACTGAGAAAGAAATTACCGACGCATTAAATGATAAGATGGTTCGAGATATGACCAAATCTCAACTTGTCAAAGGAGCATTTAGAATGCTCACACTTAAACTTGGTCAAGCAAATATTCCACTTATTGTTACTAATCACACCTATGACGTTATCGGATCTTACGTCCCAACTAAAGAAATGGGAGGAGGCAGCGGTCTCAAGTATGCTGCATCTACAATCATCTATCTTACCAAGAAGAAAGAAAAAGACGGAAAAGATGTCATTGGAAATATTATCAAGGCAAAGACTCATAAATCACGTTTAAGTAAAGAAAATAAAGAAGTTGAAATTAGATTATATTATGATGAAAGAGGATTAGACAAATACTATGGTCTTTTAGACTTAGGGGAGAAAGGTGGTCTCTGGAAAAATGTTGCGGGTAGATATGAAATTGATGGAAAGAAAGTATATGCAAAAGAAATATATAAAAATCCAGATAAGTATTTTACAGAAGAAGTAATGCAGAAGTTGGATGATATTGCGAAACAAGAATATTCATATGGTTAAGATATACGATAATATTTTACCTGAGAATATTTGTCAAAGATTGATTGAATTATTTGAAACAAATAAACAACATCAACATTATATTGATCATAATAATTGTCCTTGCTTTACTCAGGTAAATGTAAATACTATATCAAAAAATATAGTGCGAATTGTAACTCCTTTTATAAAGAAAGTTTATAAGCAATATGTAAATGATACTCAATCAAAATATATCCCTCCTTTTGAAAGTATGGAGGAGTATAGAATTAAAAGATATCTTACAAATGGAGATGAAAAATTTGATGAACATGTAGATGTTTTTGATTTTGAAACATCCACTCGAGCTCTTGCTTTTTTGTTCTATTTAAATTCTAATGATGGAAATACTTTATTTCCTTCACATGACTTGAATATTCAACCAGTTTCTGGTAGAGTAATAGTATTCCCCCCAACTTGGGAATACCCACATTTAGGATTACCACCTAAAAGTAATTCAAAATATATTATGAGTACATACGTGCATTATGGATAGGATTGAAACTACAATACTTCAAAACTTAATATACAATGAAGAATATTCTCGTAAAGTTATTCCTTTTGTTAAACCCGATTACTTTGAAAATAAATCTGAAAGAGTCGTCTTTGAACAGATTGCAGAGTTTATTGTTAAGTATGGTTCTGCGATTACAATCGAAGCTTTAAATATTGAAGTTGATAATCGTGTCGATCTAACTGAAACAGAAGTTAAAGAGGTTCGTGAACTTACTGGTTTCCTAACAAATACACCAATTGATTATCAATGGTTGATGGATACTACTGAGAAGTGGTGTCGTGATCGTGCTATATACTTAGCATTAATGGAATCTATTGCATTAGCAGATGGAGAAGATGACAAAAAAGGAAGGGATGCTATTCCTAGTATTCTCTCTGACGCTTTGGCTGTTTCTTTCGATAATCATATAGGACATGATTATCTTCAAGATTATGAGGAAAGGTATGAATTCTATCACCAGAAAGAAGAGAAGATCCCATTTGACTTGGAGTTCTTTAACAAGATCACAAAGGGTGGTCTCCCAAATAAAACTCTTAACATTGCTCTTGCGGGCACTGGTGTGGGGAAGTCTTTGTTCATGTGCCATGTTGCTAGTTCATGTTTACTCCAAGATAAGAATGTATTGTACATCACTATGGAGATGGCAGAGGAGAAGATAGCAGAAAGAATAGATGCAAACTTATTGAATGTTGGAATACAAGATATTGTAGATTTACCTAAACCCATGTTCTCTACAAAGGTAAATAATATTACTAAGAAAACAATGGGTAGTTTGGTGATCAAAGAGTATCCTACTGCATCAGCACATAGTGGACATTTCAAAGCATTACTAACTGAATTATCATTGAAAAAATCTTTCAAACCTGATATAATATTTGTAGATTATCTTAATATCTGTGCATCAAGTCGTTATTCAAAACTAGGCAATGTCAATAGTTACTCGTATATTAAAGCGATTGCGGAAGAACTCCGTGGTCTTGCAGTTGAGGCTAATTTACCTATCGTCTCCGCTACTCAGACGACTCGTTCTGGCTTTGCTAGTAGTGATGTCGATCTTACTGACACAAGTGAGTCCTTTGGTCTTCCAGCCACTGCTGATCTTATGTTTGCTCTTATATCTACTGAGGAACTTGAAGGGTTGGGGCAGATAATGGTCAAACAACTTAAGAATAGATACAATGATCCGACTTATAATCGGAGATTTGTGATTGGAGTTGATCGAACAAAAATGAGATTATATGACTGTGAACAACAAGCACAGGATGATTTGCTTGACAGTGGACAGGAAGTAGAGTATAATGAAGAGGATAAAACAACAAAGAAATTTGCCGAGTTTAAGTTTTAAAAATGTCTGGAGACTACGATACACACAACGATCAACAACCTAATATAAATTACACAGATCATACCGTTGACCTTTCTAAGTATGCTATATTCGTGGATGGTGTCACATCCGATCCCAGTAAGGATTATCAATCTTTTGTTGAAAGTTTGGATGACCTTGACGGACAGGGTTCCAATATTCACAGGCTTCTTACTGCTGCTGTTGGCATTAGTGCTGAAGGTGGTGAGTTTATGGAGATCGTTAAGAAGATGGTTTTCCAAGGTAAGCCTTGGAACGACGACAATCGAGAACATCTTATTATTGAGTTGGGTGACGTTATGTGGTACGTAGCACAAGCATGCATGGCACTAGACATCAGTTTTGAGGAGGTTCTAGAGAGAAACGTCAAGAAATTAGAGAAGAGATATCCTGGCGGTCACTTTGATATCCATGACTCTGAAAATCGTGCAGCAGACGACCGCTAAATTTCATCAAGCATTCCCTCTAGTCATATATGAGAAGAAACTTACTGGTTTCTTGAACTTATTATACAAGGGGTATGATGATGCTAAGTTCGATCACACTACAGGTAAGATCACAGGTGAATTAAATGGTAAAGTTCTAGTCCATCATGATAGGAGACTAGAACTCTTTTTTAAAGCTGTGAAAAAGTGTGTTGTGGAGTACATAGATGCTTTTGCAATAGATAAATCTACATTTGATGTCAATTTTGTGAAGACTTGGTTCACTATATGTGATCCGAATCAAACTCTTCCATGTCACTACCACTCATGCTCACATATATCATGGGTGTATTACCTACAGACACCAGGTGACCCCCTAGTATTACATAAAAAGAACCCTAACGAATGGTTTGGAGATGCGTTTAAACTTATTAAAGAAAATAGATTTAACAATGGTGATGGATATGCAATCACCCCTCAACCTGAGCATCTTATTATGTTTCCTGGTCATCTTGAACACTATACTACTCCTCAACCCAGAGAACATAGAAGAATTAGTCTCGCTGGTGACATCGTTTTAACCCTCAAGCATAGAACTGACACAGAATCTGGATTACTTCCTCCTAAATATTGGAAAAGCTTCTAGTATGCTATGGCAGCTACATTAATACAAACAACAGAGAAAGAAATATTAGCACGCATCAGAACTGCTGAGGTTTGGGGTGAGATGCGTCATCTTTTTGACCTTGCTGAATCAGATAGGTGGTTTCATGATGCAAGTTGGGACAAGAAATCATTTGGTAACGTCAAAGGTAAGAAGCAAATAGTATTTAAAACTTCCTACGCAGGTGTTATGAATATTATTGCAGCAAAAAAGAGTGGAAAATGGGTATCTAGTTCAGTAAAAATAAGGACAAAGGATAATGAACCCATGATTCAAGTGGATGGTAAGCCTCACATATATTTGATGATCGGAGAACAGACTGTTAAGTTCCAAG